ACATATTCATTACAGGGGGACCATAACCTGTTGCACTAATTGCTTCTGTTTGTATGCAAGGGGCAGCTGCATTCCAAATTTGAAACTTGAACGGTAATTTCTTGTCTTTCATAAGCTTATGAATAGCAGCGCGTTCCTGGTATGCATGTCCTGTAGTCCCAAGTATCAAAACATCAAGTGGTCGATTTTCAAAGTCTGTATTCATTGTGGCCCAGAGAGTGTCACTAAAGTATGGGGTGAAAATGACCTTAGTTGTCTTGGGGATATCAAAATACTTCGCCCATATCGTAGGGTATGGCGTAAAAATGGCCATGGGATTTTGCGCAAGTAATAGAGGAACCCGCTCCAAGATCTTTGGATGATGGTGATCATGGGCATATAGAAATATAGGCGGATTACCTTCTTGTGGGATTATTGGCGTTAACCCATTAACAGTAAGTATAATGAAATCAAAGTCATGTAAATTGTACTGAGCAAAAGTGCTCATATCACAAAAAGTAGTCTGATACGGGCTCATACGTTTACGCCATATCATCGCGCCATCAGATGCCCCGTGTTGCATCAATTTCTCTGGCTCAGCTGAAACAAATAAACAACGGGAACCTGGAGATCCAGCCACAGTTCCCAGTGCTATATTGTAATTACGCTTCATATGGCACCACTCTGGTGCAAGTACAGTGGAACACCGTGACTGCATATATGTTAGTTTATCTGGCTGAATACACTTATGCATAACAAACTGATTTACTCCAGTTACACGTGTGTACCACTCTTGAGCAGCGCAAAAATCACAATCAGTAAATTCACGAGGACCACCAACACGTAACATGTCTGCATGTGTGATTAGTTTATCTGCTGCTGTGCCTGAATTGAGCTGAACAAGCATATCCTTGTGATCAAACCAGTGTACACGTGCAGTTTTGAATAATTGCGAAGCCATTAATCAATTCTCCATCGATTAGTCTGCTGCACGAGTGCTGCCATTTCGCCAATCTCTGGAATCCCTCTCTCCAATGTTACTTCTGTCTTGAAGCCGAGAGACGCAAACTTCATGTAATCTACTTGATAATTACGACAATCAGCATCCTTACCAACAGCAGCCTCATGCACATACATCGGATAGATCTTGGCGACTGCGTCTGCTACCTCTCGCTTGGTGAAGTTCAAACTATCGGCTCCTACGTTAAATACATTTCCTCGCGTCTCACCGAATTGCTTAATGGCAAGTAAGTAGCTGGTAGCTGCATCATCCACATGCAAAAACGTACGGCGATGCCCACCCTCATAAATAACCAAATAGCGTTTGTTAACAGCGTAATAGACAAAGTTGTTAATCAGTAGATCGAACCGCATACATGGGCTACCGCCAAATACAGTGGCGAACCGTAGGCAGGCTGCTCCAGCACCTTGGCAGATCTTCTCGGCTTCTGCCTTTGTGCACCCGTAATGACTGAGGGGGCTGATCGGAGTATCTTCAGTACATACGCCATTAACTAAACCATACGTGCTACCAGTCGATGCATATACAAATATCTGATCCTTCGATACAGCCTCGGCTACATTCCTACTACCCTCAATATTAGTTTCTGTAGCTGTTTGAGGATCAGCAGCACATGCTGGAAAGCCTACAACTGCTGCAAGATGGAGTACTATATCGTGGCGGTTAACTAGCTCTTTGACTAGCTGCTTGTCACGCACATCACCCTTAATGCACTGAAACTTATCTTTCGTATGCACATTCATGAGATGTGTTAGTGGAGCAATGCCATAGTCTAATTTGTCCAATACAGTTACAGACATACCTGCATCAAGCAAACGACCACACAATATAGAACCTACGTATCCAGCCCCGCCCGTCAGTAGTACTTTACTCATCTTTTCGTATTCCATTTCCATATAGGTCAACGATCTTTAGCTCTTGGTGGATTGCCAAGAGCTTACGCCCTGCATCGTCGAGCTTACAATTAACGATCAATGCATCTGATCTCGCAATGAGATCACCAAGAGTAGGTACTACCTGAGGCCATAACGCTTCTACTTTCAAATCCCGACGGGCAGCAAGCATATATGCCTGCTCACTCATTGCTGAAAATACTGGATCCCAAAAGTGAATTTCAAACCTAGATGTATCACTATTTAAACTATTGGCTATATCAGCAAATTTAACTGCAAGTGAGTCACGGACATCATTATATCCTGGGCGATATGCCATACCAATAATACCAACCGAACGAGCTGGAAAGAGACTATAAATAATGGCATGAATACGGTCATCGTTGTTGCTATATGCTGACCCAAGCATAGGGCACCTGCAAATAAGCTTCTGTGATTCCAAAATACCAGTCAGAATTGCACTGTCTTTTGGCAAGCATGTACCACTGAACGGAGGTCCTGGCATCATATGTGAACGTGTTAACAAACGACCCTCGGGGCTCTCATTGAAAGTAAGTTCAATTGCCCGTTCAGCGTCAACTCCGTAACGTGCGCACATATCACCAATTTCATTTGCGAAGTTAATCTTTACACACATGAACGTGTTATGCATCAATTTCACAAACTCTGCCTGCTTGTATGTACAGTAGTTAATAGGTGCAGAATTCCACGTTGTAGACTTCAGAAATTGGTGGAGCTTCTGTGGTGGGTTCTCTGGATCTACAACCCCAACAACAGTCTTTGCTGGATGTAGATAGTCGGTTACACCATTACCTGCGCGTAAGAATACTGGTTGGTACGCTAATGTAATAGGTGCATCTTTCAACCGTGGCAATATATGCTCGTCAATTGCACCTGGGAAGACCGTTGAACCGAGCAGTACAATCTGTCCTTCTTGTAGCTTGGGTGCAAGTGAATCAAGTAAGCGAGTTAATGGCCCAAAATCACACGAATACCATTCAGCTTCATGTTTTGATGGTGTTTGTACAGCAATGAACACAATGTCAGCGTACGGTGCATCTGAAAAATCAGAATACAACTGAACGCTTCCGCGATCAATGCACTTCCACAGATCCTCTTCACCCTGTGTAAGCTTACCATCACGAAATGCAGTTAGCTTACCTTCATCATTGTCGACGATACTAACTTCATGGCCGTTGAGCAATGCAGCACCTGCCCAGCTGATCCCCATATTCCCGGCGCCAACTAGTACTACCTTCATATCTTCATCCCCTGTTTACGCTTGGTTTTACCCTGCAAAACTGTACGCAAACTATAATCATAACCTAGATGAATTGCCATATTATCAAAAACCGCTATGAACCTACCAGGTGTTTTAAGGATCTTTCGTTCATAGTAGTAATCAGACATAGACTCCCGATTAACACGCCCAGTAACAGGTGGTAAGCCATACTCGTCGAAGAACGCTCGACGAACAAGCCATACAGGTCCATTTGAGTGTCTCTTCAGTCTTACTGCATCTTTGCCAACAGTTATAGTTTGTTTTGTCGGATGCTTGTGCTCCTGCCTGGTATCATTATGCATCGCGGCAGCAACAACATCATCCCTAAGCTCAAGCACAGCCTTGCCCTTATGCAGCCAATCAGGTTGTAGTACCATATCGTCATCAATCCAAGCAAAGTACTTCATATCTGTAGGATGAAAGAGTGCATGAGCTTGTCTGAGTGCATATGATTTTTGCCATTGCGGAACATTCACTGGATTCTTGATTAACTTATTGATTCGGGGGATACTCTCCAGATACCTGAATGTACCATCTGATGAGCCATTATCGATAACAAGAAGAAACGCGTCATCGAGCTTAGACTTCAACACGGAATCCATACACTTCTTCAAAAAGTCTAAGCGATTCCGTGTAATGATAACAATCTGTGTATCTGTCATCAAATACCCCTTATCCGAGACATACGTACAATTGCCTCAACCAATTGATTAGGTGACGGCGGTACTCCTTTACGATGAAGTACGACTTCTACCGGAGTACCAAACGGATTCCAAGCACTTGTATACCGCTTATAGTTTGTATTAGCAATTGCAGGTTGATTCTTATCAGTACACCAAACAACATGGGGAGTACCGCAAAGTGAAGCAAGATGCATAGGTCCACTTGAGGGGCCAATGACAAGCTTTGCTGAAGCCATTAGATCCATAACTTCCATCAGTGGTACACCTCTATAATCAGCAACACCTCTTGGGGCAAGTGAAGCCTCTTTAGTACCTATTGCAGCAATTGTAACTCCACCTAGCCGTCGGTACATCTGCGCAATCAGTACGTCCCAAAGCTCCTCAGGGTAATTTGAGCCACCAAACGGATGGTTCTCTTGGCAATTACGAGCATGTATGACTATAGCAAAACGATCATAACTAGCAATATTCTGAGCACAACCATACCTAACGAACTTCTGAGAAGCAATAGGATAACGGGCTCCAGCGGAGATCTGTTTAACCTTATACCCCTCAAAAGAAAGCTGCTTAACAACTTTATCAATCTCACCACGTACTCTCACAAGCTCATCTGGATTCTTAATGGTGCCTGACCGCAAACGATGACAATCACGCGAGCCACAAATGCGATGAGGGATAAAGATTGGATGCATATCAGCATACAACGGAAACAAGCCATCAGTACTACTTATAACTATCTTAGCAAAGGAACTAGATATGGAGCGGAGATATCCCTGCCACTCCAGCAGTTCCCAGCCAAATTCAGAAACACAGACACCTGTTACCAGAGCCCGCATACACCACCATGAGTTATTAGCCTGACTGTGATCCCGTCATTTGCTGGATCACTTGTGCTCCGCCTTCATTCTTAGCTTGGTTCCTGATTGAATCCATCTTCTGAATGACCATGGCGTGTAGTACTTCATCTGATTTCTTAATCTTGAGGAGTTCACTCTTTCTTGCTTCGTAAGGCATTCCCAACATTTGTTGCGCGATTTGCTCTGCCTGCATAATGAGATCTTCAGGTGTAGTTCCACCAGCAGCGCCAGCTGGGCCGCCTGGTGCCGTAGGTCCAACAGCAGCGCCAGGCTGTGCAGGTTGTCCTGGCATCGGGGGTGCATTAGCTTGCTCAAAGATTTGCTCAAACTCCTGAGCCTTTGCCTGCTCCTTCTGGAACTTCTTGCTCTCATCCTGGAACTGCTCTTCTTCTTCAAACATACGACGAACCTCTTCACGCCAGTCAATGCCAAACGGTGCGTATGCTGTTTGCTTCGATATCTGTTGTGCAGCTGCCAACTGTAACTGGATCTGCTTCTTCTCCACATCTTCAGCAAGCGTAGTAGGCTGAAGACGACCACTGATGCTTT